GTAACACTTTAAAATACAAACAAGACCCTAGATCTCTTTGGCCTGGTGAGAGAACAGATTTACTTCACACCATAGATCCAGACTTTTTTAGTTGGAGCACTAATAAAATACTATCTTTAATATATCCTATGAGAGAAAATATAGAGTGGACTGCTGCACAATACTTTCAAAAGATAGATGGCAATAAATATAAAAGCCATGGTTGGATACATAGAGATCATGAGAATACAGAACTAACTGCCATTATCTATTTAAGTGAACATAAACACTGTGGTACATCTTTATATAAACAGAAAAATTTTAATAAAGAAAGATGGTCAGATAAAAAACATGAATACTACAAAACGTTAGATATAAAATATGATACTTACAGAGAAATGATGTCTGATGATTTTAATAAATCTGTTGTATTTGAATCTATTCCAAATAGATTAGTCATGTTTGATGGAGCTCAATATCACGCAGCAGATGGATTTGAAGACTTTAGTATCAAAGAACCAAGGATGACTCTCATAACTTTCTTTGAAAGTATACATTCTTTAGGCTTGAAATACCCTCTGACTGAAAGTAAAAGGGTATAGATTTTAAAGACATAACCCTATATAGTGAGCTATTATGTTACAAAAGCTAAACTTTAAACCAGGTTTCAATAAACAAGCAACAGCATCCGGAGCAGAATCTCAATGGATAGATGGTGACTTCGTTAGATTTAGATATGGTCTTCCAGAAAAAATAGGTGGTTGGCAACAATTATCTTTGGATGATCAAACTTTACCTGGTGTAGCCAGAGCTGTACATAACTTTACAAGTTTAGCAGGAGAAGCTTATACAGCTATTGGAACATCACAAGGGTTGTTTTTATATTATGATGAATCTTTCTTTGACATTAGCCCACTAGACACAGCATTAACCAGTTGTACATTTACAACAACAAATGGTTCAGCAACAGTCACTATTAATAAAACATCACATGGTTTACAAGCTGGTAGATACATTACCCTATCAAGCGTAGCTTCTTTACCTGGTGGTGGAGTGACATCTTTTACAGCTGGTGTTTTAGAAAAATCTTATGAGATCTTAACTGTTGCTACTAATAGCTTTACTATTTTAGCCTCAGAAACAGAAACAGGCACAGGTATGTCTGCGCAAGGATCTGTTAGTGTTAATCCTTACGCGATCGTTGGACCTACAATTCAGACTATTGGATATGGCTGGGGTACGGACTCTTACAGTGCAGGTACATGGGGCACAGAAAGTTCTGTTTCTGATGTAACTTTAGATCCAGGTAACTGGTCGTTAAGTAATTTTGGTCAAGTTTTAGTCGCAACTATACACAATGGTAGAACTTTTACTTGGAACGCTGGAGCATCAAGTGCAAGATCTATTAGAGCAGCTAACAATACTTCTGGATTTTCAGTTACAAACAATCCAACACAATCTGTAATGACAATTGTATCAGATAGAGACAGACATTTATTTCACATGGGAACAGAAACAACGATTGGAATAGGATCAACTCAAGATCCTATGTTTGTAAGATTCTCTAATCAAGAAGATTTAAACACATATACACCCACCGCTACTAACACAGCAGGAACTTTTAGATTAGATGATGGTAATGAAATTATAACTGCTGTTCAGGGTAAAGATTATATTTTAATCTTAACAGATACAGCTGCATATGTTGTTCAGTTTGTAGGACCTCCTTTTACTTTTTCTGTAAAACAGGTTGGAACTAATTGTGGATGTATAAGTCAACACGGAGCGGTTCATGCTCAAGGCGCTGTGTATTGGATGGGAAAAGCTGGTGGATTTTATGTGTATGATGGTACGGTAAAATCATTACCCTGTTTAGTAGAAGACTTTGTGTTTACCACAGACGGAGATGATCTTGGAATAAATTTTGGTTCTTCAAAAACAGTATATGCAGGTTACAACAGTTTATACACAGAAGTAAATTGGTTTTATCCAAAATCAGAGTCAGTACAAATAGATAGATGTGTAACGTACAATTATGCTGAGGGTGTTTGGACAACGAGCTCTTTAGATAGAACCACTTACATTGATGCAGGCATCAGGGACAATCCATATGCCACTGACTACGTAAATAATAGAACACCTGATTTTCCAATACAAGGGATTACAAATACATATGGAGCTACTTTTTTATACTCACATGAAAATGGAACTGATCAAGTTAATGCTGATGGAACAACGTCTATAGATTCTTTTATAAGATCTGGAGACTACGATATTACAAACACTCAAGACATTGCAGATCTTAGAGGAGATGGTCAATTCTTTATGTCTGTAAGAAGATTCATACCTGATTTTAAAGTGTTGCAAGGTAATTCAAAGATTACTTTATTTATAAATGATTATCCAAACAACACGGCAACCTCATCACCTTTAGGTCCTTTTACTGTAACAAGCACCACAGATAAAATTGATACCAGAGCTAGAGGTAGATTAGTTTCCATAAAGATTGCTAACGATTCTACTGGAGAATCTTGGCGATATGGTACGATGAGATTAGACGCAAGACCAGACGGAAGAAGATAATGGCAAAGATAACTGTATATATACCAGAACCAAAAGACGAATATGAGGTAGATAACCAAAGACAGATACTTGCCTCTCTTGACAATATAAAAAATCAACTTAATTTTAGTTTTCAAACAGATTTAAAAAACGAACAGGATGCATTTAATTATTTCTTATCATGACCATACAATATAAAAACGCTATTAAAATATTAAACACAACAAACATGACAACAGTTCTGTCTATTAATACTAGTTCTGTTGCTATTGTTAAATCTGTGTATGTATCTAATAACAGCACAGGCGCTGTGTTATGTAACGCAGATCTTAGAGATTCATCAGCTACATCTGATGTTGAGTTTTTTAGAGACGATATAGCAGGAACAACGACTGTTAATGCTTCTCCTCAAGGCTTGAACTTAGAGGCTGGAGATGCTATAAAAGCTAAAGCAGAAACTGCTAATAAATTAGAAGTTGTTGTCAGTTATGCTCTAATAGACAGATCACAAGAAAATGGATAAAGATATACCTAAAATAAATTGTACTACGATAACAACTTGGCGTAATACAAAAACAGGAGAGATATATAAAGAAGCTAGAACTGGTAAAGATATCGTTGAGGATGTTACTGTGCAAGTATCACCCAAAGGTATGGAGGTTCTTCAGAAAGTATTGAATCAAAAAAATGACAAACCAAAGTCCTAGAGGCGGAACTGAAATACAGTTAGAGTATCTTAATAAATACTGTGACAAACAATTATTAGATCAAGTGCAGATCACAACATCTGTGCCTGAGAAGATACCTTTACATTCAACTAAATTAAATATTCTTTGGCAAAAGAACTCATGGAATCAACCTAATATATATCCTTGGTTTAAGAACAAAGATAATCATAAGAAGTATGACTGGTATGTTTTTAACAGTCATTGGAACTGTCAAAACTTTAGAAATATGTTTGGTTTAGATACACATAGATGTATCGTAATTAAAAATGGTGTAGAGAAAATAGAGGGTGCACCATCACACAAACAAAAGAAACCTATAAAATTATTGTATCACTCTACACCTTGGAGAGGATTATCTGTTTTACTAGGTGCTATGCAGCTTATAAAAAACCCACTAATAACTTTAGATGTATACTCTAGCACTGAGATATATGGAGATGATTTTAAAAAACAAAATGACGGTGCATATGTAGAGTTATATGAACAAGCAAAAAAATTACCTAATGTATCTTACGTAGGATACAAGCCTCATGAATATATTATACAAAATTTAAAAAACTATAATATGTTTGTGTACCCAAGCATTTGGGAAGAGACATCTTGCATATCTTTAATTGAAGCTATGTCAGCTGGTTTGTATTGTATTACAACCAACTACGGAGCTTTATTTGAAACAGGTGCAGAGTTTCCAATGTATATACCTTATGATTCTAATCACAGAAGACTAGCGATTAAATTTGGTCAAGC